CTCTGGGCGAGGCTTTCAACCAACTGGTGCGCCTTCTCAACGCCGTTTTCCAGGTTGTTGAGGCGGTTCGCAGTAACCTTTGTCCCCTGCTGAACAACCTCGCCAGTGCTCGGGTCGATGATATGGTCGACCCATGTATTCTTTTGATAGCTCATGATGTGCTCACCTCCACTTTGACTTCAAATTCAAAGGCGATCAGCAAGCCGCTGTCGCCTTTTGTGATGCTTAGCGGTTTCGTCGCCAGGGCGTTTCCGGTGCTATCGATCAAGGATACTGCCTGGATTTGTCCCTGGGCTTGCACGTCGTCCAAATAGATGTATTTGGTGACCTTTATTCCGTTGATGCTTGTCTTGAAAATCGGGTAGGTTTTTACCTGCCCGTCGACGTTTACCAAGGCATTTGCCACATGGCCGCTTAAATCATCCCGAAGCAACTCAAGCAGCCGGTTCTGAACGATGGCCAATGTTCTCACCTCCTATTCCGGAACCGAGTAGAACGTATTGGTCAGTGGGTAATCCACCGTGTGTGTACGTGCAGATTCGGCTACAGCCACAGCTTCGCGGAAGATACGGCCTTCCAAGTCGTCCTCAGTGTAGAACATACCGCAGATGGGATATTCAACCTCGAAAGAACGAGCGGAAGCCGAGACGATTATCGACTCCGGTTTCGTTCTGGCCAAAACCGAAAAGCTCAAATGCTTGGGCCGCATTTCATATACCGTCTCTACAAGCCTTTCATAATCAAGGAGGTCGTCAATTTCAATGACAACCTCAAAGCGCTTTTCACGCCCGTACTCCACCACAGTTGCACGCTTGGTTCGGGTAAATTCTCCTGCGATTTTCTCCATTTCCTTGGGCGTAATCAGCGGAGGAATATTATGCCGCGCGAGAACCCGCGCCCGCCGGGTTTCAATCGGGGTTCCTTCCGGGAGTGGCGGAAGTTTCAACTGTTTTTCCCATTCAGACAGTCCCCATGTTGCAAGGATCGGGTTGCCCTGTTTAATCACGTCCAGAGCAAAGTCAACAAGCTGGTCGGATTCTCCTTCGACGGCGCCAAATATGCCATTGGCAATCTTAGATTTTCGGTAATAGGGGGGCACTAGGTTAATAAGCCGTTGACTCATGCCATCACCTCAAGGGTAACCGTACCGAGCACCGGCACTTCATCAGGGCCAAACGTGGCATTTGCCGCCTCCCCATTGATCGTCAATCCGCTGTAATCCTCCACGCCCTTAACTCCGTGCAACAGCGCTCCAGCTTTGGTCCAAACGATTCGTCTTGTTGTTTCTTCTGCATCGGTAGATTCCAAAAGGTCCGATAGGTATGCGGCCAGCGCCGCCTTGTAAGACTCGGTGACGTCGGCAATCACGAAATTCTTTGCCAGTTTGACCATTGAGTAAAAGTCGAATGTTTTCGGCATGGCGGCGACCACGAAGATGCCATCGTCACCTGGCCCAAGCGGTCGCTGGGAAAGGATATGTGCCCGGGCCGCTGCCACAATCGTGGGATCTGGAGGCAATCCATTCTGTCCGAGCAACACAACCCGGACGGTGTTGGGGCCGTCCAAGTTCTCGAACACCCTCGCAGCAGTAACACCCGGAACCTCCAAGGCCCACTCTACATAGTGAGCAGCATTCCCTGATGTAGCTCGTCTCCGTACTTTTTGCCAATACCGGTTTCGGAGGTCTTCATCCAATTCATCGTCTGCTCCGCCTTCTAAATCCGCCAGCAGTTCAACCGATTGCAACCCGTTAATCGTTTGCACCGGCAGCAGCTTTGTTCCAGCTTTCAGGTTTCCTTTCTGGCCTGCTTCCTCGGCTTGCAACAACCCGAATCCGATACCCGTACCGTCCAGCCTTACGCTTTCGGGGATAACAAAAAACAGAGGGGCAATTCCCTCTGTCATGAATCGGGATCCTGCAGGTATCGTGTCGCCTGGAATCCCTGTCAGCTTCAATTGTGGTGTCGGCAGTTTCGCCTTTGTTGCCAGCTTCCTCGTGATGCCTTGCGTGCTTACAGCGAGATCAAGGTTTTCCCCCTCTGCATATTCTACCCACAGCGCGTAATACAGCGCCAAGATGAATCGATACGCTTCCGCTAGCTCCATGGATGTAGGCTTGAGAAAATCATAAGGGATGCTGCCCTCGTCAACATTCATAGGGCCAGCGATCGTGAGATACCTGCTGACAAGCCTTTTAAAAATCTCTTCTTCCGAGGGAATCTGAATCATTCGACGATCACCTCCTGCGGGATGGCGTCCTCGTCTGTGATCAAGAGAAAGCTGATTTTCAACGCGGCGCCGATCCATTCAAACGTAAAATTCTCGCAGCGATCAACGCCGGGCAGGAATTCAACAGCTTCCCGGACTAGGCGCTTTGCCTCGGCTTGCTTCCACTCGCGGGTACCGTCCCCTCTGATAAGCTCCTTCAGTTCATTTCCGTATACAGACGTGTAAATGGGGAAGGTGTATCGATCAGTGCTCAGTGCTTTTTGGCTGTTTTGTTGGACAGCTTCAACTCCATCCAAGATCACCGGTTTTCCGTTGGGCTGATGAATGAACTCCCCCTGTTCAAAGTCAAAGGCGTATGTCCGCAAAGACGTAACCTGTTCAGTCTCGGCTTCCTGAACCTGTGTTGTTTGTTCAAATACCGCGGGGAAAATACTCATGGCCTCCTCACCCTATCCACGATAATGTAAAGCGATCCGACAGACGCAACAAGCACGCGATCACCCTTCTTCAGGACGTCTTCAAAGCGCAATTGGACATTTTCATAGGCGAAGGACGAAATCTGGTTGTGAGGGTCCTGCCGTTCGTCATTGACATCGAAGTACAGCCCGTCACCACTCACCAAATCCTTAGCTGTTTTATCACCCAGGTCTCTTTCCTTCCCTTCCATATGCTCGATGGTTACAACCCTTTCGTGCCGTGTCATGCCCTCACAAATCATGAGAAAGTCCTTCCCGAACGGTGTTGTCAAACCATCGACCAAAATCGAAAGATCAGGCGGCGGCGTGATGACGGTGGCCAATTCCAGCCGTACTTCCTTTTGCTGCCCTTCCATTCCTTTCTTCTGCGAGCCACCCAACACAAGAGCCAACTTTTGAAAACCGTTCATGCGCCGCTCACCTCCATCTGCAGTTGTACCTTCATCTCATGGTAGCCCGGCCGAATGGTATGGCTGTCTCCCCAAACGGTATAAACGCCCTTAAGTCCCGTGATTTCCTCAAACACCTCGATTCTGGTCCCGGCAATCACATCGTCTATCCCCAAGGAAGTAACAGACGCCTCGTCCTTTACCTTGCTGAGGTTTTGTAATTCCTGCTTCCCGAGCGCCATAGCGCTGCCTTTCTGTTGGTCCTGAACTTCCACCACCTTCACCATCCGACCGTATCGTTTGGCTTTGGCCTGGTCCGTCTCTTCATAGAGGATGGCGCTTGACTCGTTATCGCTGCCGATCACCCTCACGACTGTTCGCATCTCAGCAATTGACCGTTTCCGACTGGCCTCCAGAAGGTTGCTGCCCTGCTGAATTTTCCACTGCTTCGTTTGGCCGCGCTGCGTACCAACAAACACTTTGCCTGCCTCAATCCAGCACCAGTAACGGATGCCGGTCGACCGATAGACCTGGTTTAAGATGTCCACCACCGCATCCCAGACACTCTTCCCGCGGATGACTTGCTTTTCAACAGGAGGCATGCGTCCGATCCCGCCAATTGGAATGCCGTGCTGCTGAAAAATTCGTGTCAGGAGCCTGTCTGCCGCTTCGCCAGTCGAAACTACTAGCACATCATTATTCAGCAGGTAGTACCCGAAATCGTAGGCAACCGGGTTAATGTCTCCCTTGGAGGACTTGCCCAGATCCACGATCATTCCCGTAAACAGAGAACGGGGAGAACCGCTGAAATAGGAGATCAACTCCATCAGGTCGCCTTCTTCCACATTGACATCCGGCCAGAACCTGTCCCGCCCTTTGTTTGTCTTCACAGCGAGCGTTCGTTTTGCCTCTTGCCGGCTGCCTGACCACGTCGCTTCAGAAAACGGTAATCGAAACGCCTGTTTTCCGGGCTTCTGGATGCGGATTTCGTATCGATACCTGGGCTGCATGGTGAACACCTCACTTTCTGCCAGGCTCATTTGAGCTTGGGTTTTCCCCGGGAGAGATACTTATCAACCAAGCTTTCCTTGCTGTCGCTGTCTTTTTTCTTGGTGGATGAAACTTTCGCCATTCGTGTATCTGGCCGTATTCCTTTTCCTGTCGTTTGAAACTGGATATTAACGTTGGTACTCTCTAACGTCACGAAACGATACTCTTTCAGTGTCAGGGTGAACTCAAGATCGAATCCATCCCACTC